CCAGCTGATTATCAGACCGATTTAACTGTAGAACAGTTGGATCGTGACGAAACTGTTTTGAAAAGTTATATATTCAGATCAGCATATCCATTGACGGTTGGTACTATTGAATTAACAAATGCAGAGGCAACAGAAATTGAAACCTTTGAAGTAACTTGGCGATATCAGCACTTTGAACCCTCTGGAGTTTCGTTCTAATTTACCTACTAAATAGAACGTAGGAGAAATATAGAATGGCTGAACTTTTCGGGTTCCGTATAGAAAGACCAAAAAAGGCAGAGGGTAGTGTACCATCATTCACTACCCCTACTGCCGACGATGGCACACTTGATATTGCTGGCGGTGGTTTTTTTGGACAAATTTTAGATACTGATGGTAGAGAGAAAACTGATTTAGATTTAATCAGACGATATCGTGATATTGCACAACAACCTGAGTGCGATACTGCTATTGAAGATATTATTAATGAGGGTATCGTTTCAAATGAAGATGATCAAGCAGTACAAATTACTCTTGATCGTTTACCATATCCAGAAAAAATAAAAAGAAAAATAAGAGAAGAATTTTCAGAGGTATTACGGCTTCTTCATTTTGAACAGAAGGGCCATGATATTTTCAGGCGTTGGTATGTTGATGGTAGGTTATTTTACCATAAAATCATTGACACTAAAAATCCAAAGCATGGTATTATTGAACTTAGGTACATAGACCCCACAAAAATCAGAAAAGTTAGACAAGTTAAAAAACAAAAAGATACTAGTACTAGCGTTGATATGATTAATTCAGTTGATGAGTATTATCTTTATAACGAAAAAGGTTTATCTTCTGCTGGAACAGGAGGGGGTGGTTCTGGTTTAAAAATAGCTCCAGATGCAATTTCATATGCGCCATCTGGTTCTGTTGATGGTAATTCTGGTAGAGTTTTATCATATCTTCATAAAGCAATTAAACCTGTAAATCAACTACGTATGATTGAGGATGCTCTTGTTATCTATCGTATATCACGAGCTCCAGAAAGACGTATTTTTTATATTGATGTTGGTAATTTACCAAAAATTAAAGCAGAACAATATCTCAAAGATGTTATGAATCGTTATCGTAACAAATTGGTATATGATGCAACCACTGGCGAAATCCGTGATGACCGAAATCATATGTCAATGTTAGAAGATTTTTGGTTGCCTCGCCGTGAAGGTGGTAGAGGTACAGAGATCACAACTTTACCAGGCGGTTCAAATCTTGGTGAGATTGATGATATTACATATTTTCAAAAGAAACTTTATAAATCTTTGAATGTTCCTATATCTCGTATGGATTCAGAAGCAGGATTTTCTTTAGGAAGAGCTTCAGAGATTACAAGAGATGAACTTAAATTTTCTAAGTTTGTTCAGCGTATTCGTAAGAAGTTTGTACCTTTGTTTACAGACATTCTTAAAACACAACTTTTATTAAAAGGTGTTATTGCTCCAGAAGATTGGGACAATATGCAAGAGCATATTCAATATGACTTTTTGCAAGATGGTCACTTTGCAGAGCTTAAAGATGCAGAACTTCTTAATGATCGTATTCAAACACTTGATTCAATTCAATCATACATTGGAACATTCTTTAGTAAAGAGTATGTACTGAAAAAGGTATTGCGTATGAATGATGCAGAGATTGCAGAAATGAATGGTCAGATTAAGAAAGAGCTTACCGTTGATCCATTGGATGGTGGTATAAGTTTACCAGATGGTGGTGATGGAATTACACGATATCCACAAGATGGCTCTGGTGGTGTTATTGCACCAGAACAGATGCCAGATTATGAAGACCCAGAGCAAGATGGTAAACCAAATGACGATCAAAAATTTAATAATGGAGGAAAATAATTATGAGCAGAGAATTTGTAGATGCAATTGTATCGGGAAATAACATAGGTGCAGAAGAAGTATTAAAAACTGTTGTGGGTGCAAAGGTTGGTGATGCTTTAGAAATAAAGAGGAAAGAATTAGCAAATACTTTTGTACAATCTATGTCAACAAAACAAGAGGAAAGTTATGACTCAAAAGTTTAGTGGGGTGTATACATCCGTAATTGAAAAGGATGAGCACAAAAAATCCAAAGAATATAAGAAACTTTCACCTAAAATGAAAGATGCTATTGATATTATATTCAAAAAAATGGATTCTAAACCTTCCGATTTCCTAAATAGTTTTGAAAAAAGTATAAAAGAAGTATCGAAAAAATTTAAAGTATCTGAAAAGGAACTTTTGAATTATTTTGAGAAAGAAATGTTATCAATCTAAGGGAGTAGATAATGGCCATTGTAACACAGACATTAGTAGATTCGGACTTTGAGCTTGTGACAAAGCACACAATTTCTGGAACAAACGGAGACGCCTTAAAGGTAGTAGACGTTTCAGAAGTTGCTGGTGCAGCTACAAACCCTAGAGTATCTATCGTTGCTGTTCAGTGGACGGTTAGTTCAGTGACAGAGATTGAATGGGACGCTACAACAAACGTAACTGCACTTACACTAAATGGTAATGGTGCTTACAACGGTAGTGGACAATCTTTACCTTCACTTGCAAATAATGCTGGTAGTGGTATTACTGGTGATATCTATATCGAAAATGATAGCGCATGTGTAGGTACTATTATTTTAAAAATGAAAAAAGTATCAGGTTTTGATAATATAACATAGGAAAATGACATGAACACAGTTAAATTATTTTCAGAATCAGTTGAAGAAGTAGAGTACATCTGTGAAGCAAAAGATGATGGTTCAAAAAGTTACAAGATTCGTGGTATTTTTATGCAAGCTGACATAAAGAACCGCAACGGACGGGTATATCCTATGGAAATACTTGAGAATGAGGTTGGGAAGTATAATAAGAACTTTATTAAAGAGAAACGGGCATTTGGGGAACTAGGTCATCCAGAAGGACCAACGGTCAATCTGGAAAGAGTATCACATATGATTACATCTTTGACGCCTGACGGAAAGAATTTTATTGGCGAAGCTAAAATAATGGACACACCTATGGGTAAGATAGTTAAAAATTTAATGGATGAGGGTGCAAAACTAGGTGTTTCTTCTAGAGGTATGGGAAGTTTGGAATCAAAAGGCGGAGCCAATTACGTAAGAGATGATTTTTATCTCGCAACAGCTGCAGACATCGTAGCAGACCCATCTGCTCCTAATGCTTTCGTAGAAGGTATTATGGAGGGAAAAGAGTGGGTATGGAATAATGGATCACTTATTGAAGCACAGTTGCAAGGTATGAAAAAGAAATTTGATGTTAAGTCGCATCAAAGACAAGCAAAGGTGGAAGCACTGGAGTTTGCAAAATTCCTCAAGATGTTATAACTTATAAATATTAATTACAAAACAAGGAGACACCCTAATGTCCGAATTAGACCAAACAATTGAAGAACTTGAAGCAGAAGTTCTGGCTGAGCTTGAAGAAGCTGAAGACCCTACGAAAAAGGGTGCCGCTCCTGCTGAAAAGTCTAAAATGAAAAACGATGCGGAAGACACAGGCGCACCTGTTGTTGACCCAGAGCAAAAAGATGCTCCAGCCAAAAAAGTTGCTGCAAAAGCAAAAGAAGTTTCAGGCGATCCAGCACAAAAAGGTGAAGGAAAACCTATGAAACCAGAAAAACTTGCTGCTAGTCACGTTCCAGAAGAAGGTGAAGAGTTGGAAGAAGCTCGTATGACTAAAGAAATGTTGAAAGCTGCAATGCATAAAGAAATGGAAAATATGTCTGCCGTTGATCTTAAGGCTGCATACGAATCAATGCATAGTGAAGAAGAAGAGGTTGAAGAAGCCATTTCTCCTGAGAAGAAAGAAGCAATCGATGCTCGTATTAAAGACCTTGACGTTAAAGAAGACGTTGATGCTCTTATGACTGGCGAAGACCTTTCAGAAGAATTTAAGACAAAAGCAGCAACAGTTTTTGAAGCTGCAATCAAATCTAAGTTACGTTTAGAGATTGATCGTATCCATGAAGAAGTATCTAGTGAAAAAGAAACAGAACAAGAAACCTTCAAAGAAGAGTTAACTGAGAAGGTTGATACATATCTCAACTATGTTGTAGAGGAATGGACTAAAGAGAATG